TATTTATTAAAACCCAAGCACTTTTACTATCTTTTAATGCAAACCAATCTGGATTCTTTAATAAGTCATTATGTACTTTAATCCAAGGTGGGCATCTGTTGTTATAATGCTGAAATTTTTTCCAGTTCCTAGGCATCATTAGTAGTACCTCCAGATTGTTTAGCAAGAATATCTTTTATCTGATATGCACGCAACTCTGGAATAGGTTTATCTAAATGTTTAGACCAATGCTGAACAGCTTGTCTTGTTAAACCTAATGCTTTTGCCATTTGGTACTTTGTTTTGAAATATGAAACAGCCTCTTGATACGTCATTTTTATCTCCTTTATTTAACGTAAAGCGATATTAACATGTATATAAAATCATGTCAACTAATATAAAAGTCGGATAAATACCCCCCTATTAAAATACTTGTTGACATAAAAATTGACTAGGAGTATAGTGACTGTTCTAGTTTAGGAGAGAGTATGAAGATAGATAGATTTATGAGAATTATTACTAATGACAGATTACAAAAAAAGTTTACACAAAAGTTTTATTATGTGATAAAGTGGTTTGTAGTAATATTTTGGGGGTATTTTATATGTCGCTTACTTTAGAAGAAGTAGTAAAAGAATTACGCAAATGCACAGCAGAACTTAAAGAGTCCAACGACAAATGGGAGAAAGCAAATGAGCCACAGACAGCATTACGACCAAGTGATGATGGAGCAACACCAAAAAGAAGTATTAGAGACGTTAAATTATGTAACAGGAGAGAAGAAGATGAGCATACACAGTAAGTTAATGAAAGCAAGATTAAAGTTACAAACAGCAGACCTTAAAAAGTCTGGCCATAATAAGTTTGCGGGATACAAGTATTTTGAGTTAGGTGATTTCTTACCTACAATTCAAGAGATTTGTAATGAGGTGGGTATTTGTGGAACAGTCACATTTTATACAGACATTGCAGTCTTAACTGTTACAGATATGAATGATGCTACACAATTTATTGAGTTTAAATGCCCTATGTCTTCAGCAGCTTTAAAGGGTTGCCATGAAGTTCAAAATTTAGGTGCAGTTCAAACTTACTTGCGTAGATATTTATGGACTAATGCTTTTGAGATTGTAGAGCATGATGCCATTGATTCTAGTGCAGGTGCTGTTATTAATATGAAAGATACTAAAGCAGAGGACTTTATCTAATGGAACAAAGATCAGAAGAGTGGTTTCAAGCACGGCTAGGCAAGGTTACAGCTAGCCGTGTGGCTGATGTACTAGCAAAGATTAAGAGTGGTGAATCTGCGTCTAGACGTAACTACAAGATTCAGCTAGTAAGCGAAAGGCTTACAGGTGAAAGGCAAGAAACATATATTAATCAAGCAATGCAAGACGGTATAGATAGGGAGCAGTTTGCTAGAGATAGGTATGTGCAAGAACATGGGGGAGTGGAAGAGGTGGGATTCGTTAAGCATCCCACTTTGGAAGCTGGTGCTAGTCCTGATGGTATGGTTGGTGATGATGGTATTCTTGAGATTAAGTGTCCTATGGGAAGTACGCATACTGAAACATTGATGACACAAGATATTCCAAGTAAATATATTCCCCAAGTGCAGTTTCAACTTTTGGTGACAGGTCGTAAGTGGTGCGATTTTGTAAGTTATCACCCAATGTTTCCAAAGCATTTACAAATATTTGTAAAACGTATAGAAGCAGACTTAGTATATCAAAAAGAACTAGAAGTAGAAGTGAAGCAGTTTTTAAAAGAAGTTGATGATGTAATTAATAAGCTCAAGGAGATTAAATAATGTTTAATGACATAGAAAAACAAATGTTAGTCAAAGCGTCTAGTGGGTTACATGCAGAAACATTTCATGCGTTAGATATTGAAGAGCAAGAGAAGCAAATGGCAAAGTTAGATAAAGTTATTGGTACTTTGATTAAAAAGAATCCTGATAACTTTAGAGGTGAAACAGTAGCAAATTTTTATAAAACACAAGGAAAATAAAATGGCAGAATATGACAACACAAACACGTTTACATTGTTTAAAAACGATCAAGGGGACAACCCAAAAAAACCAAACTATACTGGGATTTTAAATTCTGAAGGTGTAGAGTTTAGGATTGCAGGTTGGATTCGTGAAGGAAAAAACGGTAAGTTTATTTCTGGAACAGTACAAGTAAAAGATGGTGATGTTAAACCTAAACAAGCAGCAGTAGATGAGGATGTTCCTTTTTAGGAGCACCCTCTCTAAATGTTATTACTTGTTCATAACGTACATTGTAACTTCAAAGCCGAAACGCATTTCAGTAGCTGATGGTTTTGTCCACATGATTATGTCCTTTGTATGTAAAAATTAACGATTTTTGCTACACAAACAGATTTGTATGTAATAGATACAAGACAAAGTAGTTTGTATATAAAATTATGTTGTTTTTGCTATACAAAATCAAGTAAGAAACACTTATATTACCCTAATGAAAATACGGAGACATTATGGAAGAGATTATAGACTTTGATGATAATAGTATGTTGGCACACACCCCAGAGGGTAAGTTGCTTACATGTATATTAACGCAAGCAGTAGAGGATGCTTTGTACAGACAAGCCCCTAATAAACTTGGGACTAAAAATATGAAGTATAACTATAAAGTTAATTTGGAAAACAAAATAGATGCTATTAAATGGTTGTTTACTAATAGCGAATTATTAGATTCATGCTGCTTTGTAGTCAATGTTCATAAAGATTCTATTAGGAAAAAAATAATAGATATTATAGGTGCAAATATTATTCATCCACTTGTTTATAATGTTTACAAACCATAATGGATATGCACCTTACAGAGCATGATGTTCATTGTATAGCAACAGCAGTTTATACAGAAGTGAACACACAATCTTTAGAAGAAAAGCTAGGAGTTATTCATGTGATTGCCAATAGAGTTAGATCTAAAAAATTTGGCAAAGATGCCTGCGAAGTTGTGTATGCTCGTGGGCAGTTCATAGGGGTAGAAAACTATGTAAATGGAAAACAAACCAAACCCGACCAAAAAATCTTTTTAGAAACTAAATTACTTGTACTTGACACATTAATATTTAAGAAGTATTCTAACCCAGTTGCAAATAGTCTTTATTTTCATGATGATAGTATAGATATGAGATTTATTTGGAATAAAAAGAAAGTAGTTCACATAGGAAGGATGGTATTTTATTAATGAAACCGTTAGCATGGCTTGTAGAAGAGTTTGACAGTACAGGTAAACTTGTATGGTCTGGTCTTATGACTTCAGAACCTACAGAGCTGTCGTGGCTAAAAGACCTTAAATTAAAACTTCACAATGTTACAATAACACCATTAATTCCAGATACTAAAAATATTGTAAAAGTAACTAATGTTAAAAAATATGATAGCAAAAGACTAACGGAGGCTAATAGTGGATTATGAACCACTCACGCAAGAACAAATAATTGGTGCTTATAGTAAAGTTTTTCCAACACGATATGAGCCAATGACAATAGAAAGAATGATACAATTTGCAAGAATTATAGAACAATTACATGGAGTTAAGTATGAAACCTAATCTATTTATAGCAACACCAATGTATGGAGGGTTGTGTTATGGTACATATTTAGAGTCTATGCTTAAGCTGCAGGCATGGCTTAATGCTAAAGACATAGACGCATACTTTTCATTTCTTTACAACGAAAGCCTTATTACTAGAGGTCGCAATACTTTAGTGAATGATTTCTTAAAAAGCGAATCTACACACTTAATGTTTATTGATGCTGACATACAGTTTGAGGCAAAAGATTTATTAAAGATGATTGACTCTGACGTAGAAATTATATGTGGCTTATACCCTAAAAAAGAAATTAACTGGGGTGGAGTTGCTTATGCCATTGAAAAAAAAGTGCCACAAGACCAGCTTAAATATTTTACAGGTGAGTATGTAGTAAACATGGTAGGTGATGTTAAGTCACAGTTAGTACCTTTAGATAAACCATTTGAAATTAAACATGGTGGTACAGGTTTTATGTTAATTAAACGTGAGGTATTTGAAAAGCTAAAAGACAAGTGCCCATCTTATAAGCATAACATGAATGATGTTAATGACAACTCAAATATGGGAGACAATGTTGTTGAATACTTTACCACTAGCATAGATGAGAAAAATCATTTATTAAGTGAAGATTATCATTTCTGCAAACTAGCTAGGGACAATGGCATTAAGGTTTGGGGTGCAGCATGGGCTCAACTAGGTCACACAGGCACTTATCAATTTAGCGGCAAGCTTGTATGATTATTCCTAACAATATGATTAGTCATGTAGGCAAGATATTTCAAGGTGAGTATGCAGTAGGTGCTATGCCAAATCCATATATTATAGACATTGGTGCTAACGTAGGTGGGTTTGCAGTATGGGCACATGAGTATTTTGATAAGCCAAAGATAGATTGTTATGAACCTATAAAAGAAAACTTTAATCTATTAAGACAAAATACAGAAGGAACAGATATAGCCATTAGAAACTTTGCTATAGGCAAAGAGGATGGTGAATGTAAGATGTATTATGGGTTACATAATTGTGGTGAAGCTAGTATGTTTGAAGGTGAAGAGCAAGCTAAAGAGGGTGAGTTAGTTAAGGTCATGAGTGCAAAGCACTTGCCACCATGCGATATTATGAAGATAGATACAGAAGGTGCAGAGATTGAAATACTAGAAAACCTAGTGCATTTTCCTGTTATATTTTTAATAGAGTTTCATAGTGCATACAATCGTAGGCGTATAGAT